TCATTCTTGTCCCCTATTAGCAATAATTATTTTCATAGTTTGCTCTTGTGCTTCATACAAAGGCTTTGCACAATCTTTGCATAGTTGGGCATTTAATCCTTGCCAATGAAATGAAAACATTCTGTGTGTTTTTGGAAATTCCGTACTTGGGTAATCACTACATTCATAAACTTCTGTATCAAGCGTTTTATTACACCCGTCACAAATGTGTTCGTAAGTTAGCTTAATCATTCTTGTCCCCTTGAGAGCACCTCTGCTGATTTCAACTCACCTGTTTCGCCATCAAATACCAATTTAAGATTCGCATATGATGCATCGCATGAATCCCATCTACATATGCCTGTGTCTTTGTATTGAAGACGTACATTGATAAATTTAATAATGTCTGGCTTAGGTTCTGGTTTTATTCTGTATTCGTGATTTTCAGCCCACAAAGGCTCTCCCATATCTTCCCATTGTCCATGTCTGTCTTTCCATTGAATCGGAGCACCATTTGCCCAAGCAAGACGTCATGTACTACATTGCCTTAGCCGTGACTGTTTGCGGCTTGGTGATGTACTTTCTGAGCTACTTTGCTCGTGTCATCCCAGTCATAGCCCAGTACGCTCTTCTAATGCAGATTTTGGGCGTTATTTTGGCTCTGGGTGGGGCTTACTATGTCGCCGACCAAAAAGGCTACCAAAGGCGTGTGGCTGAGGACAAGGCTGAGATAGAAAGACTTAACGGAGAAGCTCGTGCCGCAGAAGCCGAGTACGCTAAAAAACTGGCTGTTGCTACAACGGCTCTTAGAAAGGCGAAAAATGATGTTCAAACCAAGAAATCTAGTCTTATTGCTGACGCTGACTCTGGCAAGTTGCGGTTACCTAAAGCCACCTGTGGTTTACAAACCGATCCAGGTTCCTCCACTCAACCGGGAAATACAGCCAATGAATCCGAATCTGAGCGACAGACTGTCAAAGAGCTTGTCAACATCGCCTCAGACGGAGACACAGCCATCATCTCCCTCAACGCCTGCATCAAGCAGTACAACGAAGTAAGAGAACTGGTCAATAAGGGGGTGAAATGATTACTGCTGACCAACTACACCAACTCGGTATCGGTGCTGAATGGGTTGATCCACTGAACGCTACCTTTGCCAAATTCGGACTGGATGACGTTAAGAAACAAGCCGCATTTATTGGTCAGTGTACCGAAGAGTGTGGTCACTTTACCAAGCTAGAAGAGAACCTGAACTACAGAGCACCCACGCTTGAGAAGCTCTTTGGGCACAAGTTTAAACCTGGTGAGGTAGAGCTTTACGCAGGCAACGCTCAGAAGATTGCTAATCGCATCTATGGCGGTCGTATGGGCAACCGAGACGAGGCTTCTGGTGACGGATGGAAGTACCGTGGGCGTGGATGTATCCAATTGACTGGTCACGACAACTACTGGCACTTTGGTCAGTCTGTTGGGCAGGATTTTGTCAGTAATCCAGACCCAGTTGGTCATCCGATGTATGCCGCCATGAGTGCGGGATGGTTTTGGAAGACCCACGGATGTAATGAGATAGCTGAGCGCGAAGATTGGGTAGCCCTGACCAAGCGAGTTAATGGTGGCGACTTCGGTTTGCAGGATCGGATTAACTTCACTCAGAAAGCATTGAAGGTACTGGGGTGACATTTGCCCCGATACTATCTAAAATAGGCGTATATTAGGGGGCTTAATGACCATTTCATCCATAACTCCAACCGCCAGTTGGACAATGACGTATGATAACCTCGTAAGTGCTGTTTATCAGTACTTGGAGAGGAGCGACACCGCCGTCGTTAATCAAGTTCCCGTGGCTATCTCTCTATGTGAGTTTGAAATAGCTCAAGAGATTAAAACTTTAGGTCAACTACAAGTTGCTCAAAGTACTTTAAGTGTTGGCAATCCAGTAATTCCTAAGCCTGCTCGTTGGCGTAAAACCGTATCTATGAAGTATACGGATGCAAGCGGTAATAAACAGCCAATCTATCTGCGTAAGTACGAATATTTAACGTCTTACTGGTCTAACAACACAAACACAGCCGCTCCCGTTTATTACGCTGACTACGATTACGACCACTGGTATTTAGCCCCGACACCAGACCAAGCCTATCAGTTTGAAGTATTGTTCTATGAGCGCATACTGCCTCTGTCAAGCACAAATCAGACTAACTGGCTAACCCAAAACGCTCCAAATGCGATGCTTTTTGGAACACTGCTACAGATGATGCCATTCTTGAAGAACGATACCAGAGTGCCTGTTTGGCAGGAAATGTTTAATAAATCCCTTCAATCACTTAAAGTCGAAGATGAACTCCGTATTGGGGATCGCCAGGCTATCGCTAAGGATTCTTGATGACTACATATACCGATCCGTTTACAGGTCAGACAATCTCCCCCTCGCAAACGGGGTATGAGGCGATCACGCTGAGTGGAGCGCCAGGGGCTATCACGTACTTAAACTGGCCCATCAACGGGACGACCTCCACCAATGTTGCCGCCAACATCATGGAGATTACAGCGACAACTACGGGTCAGATCGTAGCGATGCCACCCGCCGCTCAGGTATCGGTTGGTCAAGCTGTGATTATCCGTAACGTCGGCACTTCTGGTCAGTTTTCTTTTACTGTAACTGATTACACTGGAAATACGATTATCAGTATTCCAGTTGCACCAACAACATCGACAGTAAACACTTATTACATTTACGTCACCAATAACACCACAACAGCGGGTACATGGGGCAATATTGCGATGGGTGTGGGTACGTCCTCAGCCAGTGCTTCAACGCTTGCAGGATACGGTTTAACGGCTATTGGAAGCACTTTAAACACAGCCTACCCAGTTACCAATCTGTACACTGGATCTACGCTAAACGCCAACAGCAGGGCAAGCTTTTATGTTTGGTCAGCAGGTGTTGGAACAATTACCCTACCAAGCTCCTCNGTTGTTGGAAATAACTGGTTTGCTGTTGTCAAGAACAACGGTACAGGTATTGTNACCATATCGCCAATTGGATCAGATACGATTGATGGCAACGCTAACCAACAGTTACAGTTAACTGAGTCACTGGTTATTGTCTCCAACGGATCTACTGGGTTTAACACCTTTGCCTATGGTCGCTCTAATAGCTTTGCTTATACACAGCTTGCTTTGTCACTAGGTGGGTTATCCACACCTTATACATACACGCTGTCTTCTGCTCAGGCATCCAATACGATTCAGAACTATACGGGTGCTTTAAACGGCAATACGACTGTATATGTGCCTGCAACAGTTCAGCTTTATGCGATTAGCAACAATACTACTGGGTCTTATACTTTAACCATATCCACAGGCGTATCTGGCGGGGCTACAGCGGTTATCAGCGCCAATACGACAGTAATGTTGATTTGTGATGGTAAGAACGTCTACAACGCCAACAGCTTAGCGTTTAGCAGTGCCAGTACGATTACGTTCGCCGCGGGTAGCGCATCTGCCCCGTCTATTAACTTTTTTGGTAATACAACGACTGGTTTATATCTACCGTCAAGTAATACGATTGGGTTTACCTCTGGTGGTGCAAGTATTGGATCAGCCAGTTCTACGGGTTGGCAACTGACAGCAGGCGTAGTTGGGGGTGCGTTTTGACCTTAAAAGTCGCATTATTAGCTATTAAGGCAGGCGTCCAAAGGGATGGGACTCAGTTCGCCGCTCCAAGCTATGTGGACGGCAAATGGGTGAGATTTCAGCGTGGATTACCCAGAAAGATGGGTGGCTACAACGCTATATTCTTAAACGCACCAAACATCTCTCGCGGGATGGTCATGCAATCCCAAAACGGAATTAACTACGTTTACTCTGGGGATAGCTCATCTCTTAATGGATGGCAAACCAATAACAATGGTGGTGTGGGGTTTGGACCAACCGCCATTACGTTAAACAACTTTACGCCTAACCCCAATAATTTATGGCAGTTTGACCTAGGCTTTGATCCCAACGGTACTGGCGTTCTTAACCTGATTGCCCATCCTGGTCAAAATTTAAGTACGATTGATAACACGATCAATACACCTGTTTTGAGCGGAACTTTTCCTTATTCAACACTCAATCAAGTTGGAACTTTTACCGCTGTAGGCAATTTATCTGGCACAACAATCACTATTTCTTCAGCCAATTACAAAATTGGTGTTAATCAGACTATTAGCGGTACTGGTATAACAAACGGAACATATGTTACAGCGGTAAGCGTGGCTAGTGGCACAACTACGGTTACAGTATCAGCCGCCATGACTACCAATACTGGTATTACCGTCACGTTTAACAACAATATTTCTGTAAGCGGTGGGGCTTGTATGCTCTACCCTTATTTGTTTGTTTACGGCAATAACGGACTCATTCAAAATTGTGCGGCGGGAGATTTTACCAACTGGGTATCCAGTGACTCCAACGCCAACAACGTATCTGGAACAAAAGTAGTCAAGGGAATGCCTCTACGGGGCGGTACAACGTCGCCTGCGGGGCTTTTCTGGTCTTTGGATCAGTTGACCAGGGTAACCTATTCTCCGCAGACTGTAGGCACTTCTACGCTGTACTGGCGGTATGACATTATCTCCACCTCAACCACCATCATGTCGTCTAGCTCAGTAGTTGAGTATGACGGCATTTATTACTGGTGCGGTGTGGATAGATTCTTTGCCTATAACGGTGTGGTTCAAGAGATACCCAATACGGTTAACCTTAACTACTTCTTTGATAACGTCAACTTTGCTCAAAGGCAAAAGGTTTGGGCGACCAAGATTACTCGTTGGGGTGAGATTTGGTGGTTCTATCCTAGAGGTACAGCGACCGAATGTAATGATGCGATTATCTACAACGTGCGTGAGCAGACTTGGTACGATGCAGGGCAGGCTATGGGCGCTCAGAGGTCAGCAGGCGTGTTCTCTGAGGTGTTCCAGTATCCTATATTTGCAGGCAACACCCCATCTGGGTACGAAGTTATAGCCCAGACGATCATCAGTCCTGGATCTGGATACGCTGTAGGTGATGTGATTACGATCAGTGGTGGTACTGGTAGCCCTGCTGTATTTAGCGTTACGTCTGTATCAGGCGGTACTGTAACTGGTTTGAGTATTCAAAGCGGAGGCTCTTATACAACGGTGTTGAGCGGTACTTTGAGCACCATAGCTAGGTCACCCTCTGGTGGTACTGGTTTGACGATTACAGTCAATATGAGCCAGTTTTACAACCTTTGGCAACATGAGACGGGCAAGGATCAGATTTTCTTGACCAATGTGGACGCTATAGATTCTTATTTTGAAACCAACTCACTTGGATGGGTGGGTGGTGGACTTGGTCAGCAACAACTGATTAATGACAACAAGTGGATCAGACTAGAGCGGTTTGAACCAGACTTTGTACAATCGGGTCAGATGTATTTGATTGTGACGGGTAAAGGCTATGCGGATGGTGTGGATAACCCATCTACGCCGTACACCTTTGATCCTACGACACTCAAGATTGACATGAAAGAGCAAAGACGTGAGATGAGGCTCAAAATCGGTAGCAACACTTATAACGGCGATTATCAGTTGGGTAATTGCGTTATGAGCGTTGACTTAGGTGACGAGCGTGGAACGGGTAGCCCATAATGACCACCACCTATGATCCTCGTGGAGTAAGTTGGGATTTATGGTGCGCCTCAATGGCTCAGCAGTTTGCGTCTAACCAACTGGGGACGGTACCAGAGGACAAGTGGAAAGAATGGGCGTCAGGTATGCAAGGAATTGGATACTTTGTTCAAAGCGGGATACCTGATCCAAGAGGGTATGACGATTGGCGAGAGTGGGCGAAACATTTGGTTGGCATTATGACCATATCACAGAACCAACAGAGCGTGTATTAATATGAAACCATCACAAGTAATAACGGCTTCCTCAATCAGACATAACATTGATCCGCAGGTGGCACTTGATGCGATTGCTAAGGGTTTGGCTAATCACACCATGCTTTCTTTCCATAAGGGGCAGTCTGTTTTGGTGGCTAAGTTGCTAGGTCAAGGGGCTTGTGAGATATTCTTATTTACGGTTGATAGCCCACTTTCTTTGGCTCACTCCGCTAAATTCTTTATTCAGCAGTTGCGTAACTCTGATTTGCACGTGGCTTATATAAAGAATACGCCTGATGGACTTATTAAGTTAATGAAGCTTTTGGGTGAAAACCCAACTCCATCCGATAGACCCGATTACACATGGATGCTTACAAGAATATGAGAAAAATTCATTTATTTGATATTCCACTTTACCATCCAGACGGGTTTAAGCACGTTGGGGATAGAAAGATTCGTCTATATGACCCAGTGGATGCTGTGATTGCGGCGTCAGATGTTGCGGCACCTGCGGCGGCGGCTACAGTGGTAGATGCAGGTGCAACGGCGGCGGCAACTGGTGGTATTGATTTGGGTGGAGGCATTGGTATCAGTGCTGACGGAAGTATTGTTGGAGGTACAGCAGGCGCTGTAGGTGATACAGCAAGTTTAGACACCATGCTTGGGCAAACTGCCGCAGGTACAGGAACAGCCGCAAATACAGTTGATGGATTCACTACCTCTGCCAATCAGATTACGCCGTTAAATGCCACTCCTACTACTCCTACGGTAAGCTCTTTTCAAGCAACTCCTTGGAACACTTCTAGCGGTATTCAAGGTCTTGGTGGTTTAACGAGCACTTCCGCCGCAGGTATGTTTGATCCTTTGGCTTATCAGACGTCTGCTCAAATAGCTTCTGGCGTTGCCCAAGGTTCATCTGTTTTCACACCTACAGCCGCTGATTTGGTTGAGGGCGCGGCTCCGACATTTACGGGTGGTAATGCGGCGCTTAGCTCACAAATCGTTCCATCTGCCACAGATGTTGTTAGCACCATAAACAATTTTGATGGAACAGCTACTCAAACTCTTAGAGACGGAACAACTCAGCTTGTTGACTCTAGTCTTGCCAGTTCACCTGCTGTTAATACACCAACCAGTAATATTGATATTGGTAATATTGCAAAAAATCAAGCAATTAATTACGCATTAAAAAAGATTCTTCAACCTTTCCCTGAGCCAACAAAAACTGCAAGCGGAAATACTGCCGCACCAATTGCTCCGTCAAACAATAATCCAATATACAACACTGCGAGTGCTCCTTTATCCATCACACCTTTGTTTACTGGTAGTCCATCATCTGGATCTGGAACTTTCTTGTCACCACTGAGTGCCACTGGATTATCAGCAACTCAATTAAATTCTTTGTATACGCCGTCTGGTATTGGAGAGACAACAACACCAAACTTGATAACCGCATCTGCACAACCTAGCGGTGGCATTTTTCCGTTACAACAAAGGTACTACAAGGACGGAGGATCAACTCATGAGCACAAGCCTGAATTCATGACTGGCGTTACTGGACACTACGCTCAGGGGCGCGGTACAGGTCAATCAGACGACATCCCTGCGGTTTTAAAGGACGGGGACTACGTGATGGATGCTGACATTGTTGCGGCGCTTGGAGACGGTTCTAACAAGGCAGGCGCTGAGGCTTTGCACCACTTTATGAACCAATTTCCCCACAAGCATTACGAGAACCATTCAGAGGGCGGTCACATTAATGCGATGATTGCTGATGGGGAGTTTGTATTCCCTGCATCTTTGGTGACGGCTCTGGGCGGTGGATCTAACAAAGAAGGTGCAAAGAAGCTTGACGAGATGCGCGAAAAGATTCGTGAGCACAAAAGATCAGCATCTGCAAATAAAATCCCACCAAAGGCTAAAAGCCCTTTGTCATATATGGAAGGTAAATAATGGCACTCTCAACTCTTAATCCCGCACCGCAGTGCTTAGGTCAAGCCAGTGGGGCAACGAAAAGTTCAGTCTTACAAGGCGGTGCTTTAGCGCCTATCACAACGACTCAGAAGACAGCACAAAGCGCTCCTGGGTTCTATATGTGCTATTTGAACAATCTTGCCTCACAAGCTCAGGCGGGTGCAAGATCAGCATGTGCGGCGGGTCCAATCCAAGCCCAGGCGCTTCAAAATCAAGCTTATTGCGTAGCGTCTAAAAATGCAGGCTCTTATCAGCCAGGTATTACAGCGGCGACAGGTACTGCTAATCAAGCGGCGGGTGCTTGCATATCTCAAATGGCTCAGGGTTACATGAATCCATACACTAAGTGCGTGGTCAATGCGATTGGCAACTTGGGTCAGGCAAATATTGCTCAAAACCTTGCCCCTCAAGCCACAGCGGGTATCGTAGGAAGCGGTCAATTTGGCTCACAAAGGGGTGCAGGAGCGCTCGGACAGGTGATAGCTAACGCTGATCTAGGTATTACTGGTCAACAAGCTTGTGCGCTTAAGACGGGATACGCTCAGTCACTTTGCGCGGCTAACAAGCAAGTTAACAACATGCTCAACGCAGGTAAGCTCCAGGGTTGCTTGGCAAGTACTCAGTCTACCTTGGGTATCAACTGTGCAAAAGCTTTGGCGGCTCTTGGTCAGTGCCAATACGCTGTTGCTCAGAACCAGGCTCTTTACCCACTATCTGTGGCAAAAGCAGAATCTTGTGTGCTCAAAAACTACTCAGTACCTATGGCTACAAGCTGTATCAAGACTGCTCCAATACCTGGCGCATATGCCCCGTCTCCTCTTTCAACAGTTGCAGGTCTTGGCTCTCTTGCTTCTGGAGTACTTGGCAAGTGTGGTATTGCATCACTCTCAGGTATGTTTGGTAATAAGATTATTGCCGCTTGTGGTAAAGCAATGACGTCAGGAAATATATTGCCAGGTACTTATTATGGATGCCCAGTACCAGGAACAGGAACTGGAGGTCAAGCAGGTACAGGTCAAATCCAAAGTGCCGACGGTCTTGTGTTTAACGATCCAACATATGGCGCAGGTCAGAAACAAAATCAACTAACTTGTTGCAATGCTCCTTAAGGAATAAATTATGGCACTTGAAATAGAAAAACCATTATCACAAGGAGCGGATACAAGCGCTCCTTTGTCATCCCTTAATTACAACCTTGATGTTGATAGAGCAAGGATTGAAAACTTAAAGTTAATGGACGAATTAACCAAGAAATTGGGTGAACGTCAAGGCGGTGTACCGTGGTTTAAGATTGCTCAGGGATTTTTAGCTCCAACAAGAACTGGTTCATTTGGAGAGTCTTTAGGTAGTGCCGCAGGTGCTATGGCTGACTACCAAGAAAAGCAAGAAGCCCAAGATATTCCTTTGGCTAAGATGAAACTTGAGCTAAACAGCGCTAAGCTTGGTGCTCTTAATGAGATCCAGGCTAATACTTTAATGGCTCAGGCTTTAGGAACTGATCTATCCACAGCAAATCAAAAGATAGCAAGCGGTAATTTAACTCAGCCTGAATTAAGTAGGCTAATGAATTTTTACCCTGCTATTGCCAACGCTGATCCTAAGAAGGCTGAAATTCTCAGCAAGTTATTTGACATGAATATCAAAGGTCAAACACTTGAGCAGGGTGGACAAAAGAATTACATTGATGCAATAAATCAAGTTGTTGCTTATCCAGAAACTTTGCCTACATTAATTGACAAAGGTATATTTCCAAAAGGATTTACGCTTGATAAAGCTGTAACAATACAACAAGAAAATGCTACGCCAACTACTGGAACACCTAGTGGTCAGGGTGGTATGCCTGCTGATATTAATAAGCTAGAACCTGGTCAAGTTTCTGTTTTAAATGTTCCAAGAGCGGATACTAGCGGTAAACCACTTACTGAGCCTCAAAGAGTTGCATATGCAAAAGCACAATCTGTTGTTGGTCCTAAGAGAGATGAAGAATCAACAAAAGATTATCATGACCGCATTCAAAAGACTGCTCAATCAATTTTAGATAGAGAAAAAGCGGCATACCAGTCCGAACTCAATAAACAAGAAGAGCAATTAAAGTCTGGTCTTCGTATGAAAGAAGAAGCCGCTAAGGCTGACCTTGACGTAGAAAAAATAAATCGTGAAGCTCGTAATAAGCCTTGGCAAACCAGGCATGATGAGATAGCAGGTTATGACTATGGTCGTGTCACTCAAAACGAGAATAGAGCCAGAGAGATCATGAGGCTAACTAAAGAGAATTCAGATGTTGTTGGCTTGATGATGAAGGGTGGAATATTTAATCAACTTGGCACTTTAATGGAGTCAGGAGTTCAAACGCCTTGGGGTACAGTAAATATTCCAGTATCTGACATGGTTAGAGCGGGTCTTACTCCTGAAAAGCAAGCTATTGCAAGAAATATTATGCAATTGATTTCAGAGGAAAACCAAGATGTAATGAAGGCGGGTAAGTCTATCTACGGTCCACAAATTTCGACATTTGATGCAAGAGAAATGTCTAAACCTGGATTCCAGATTAATGATCCTGCTTCATTCATTGGATACATGACAGGAAAACACATAATTGTTAACAAGTTCAATGGTGAATTAAATTCTGCGATGTTGCAATATTTTGAAGATCATCCAAAAGCAAATACATCTTCATTCTTTAATACAAACAATAAAGACTCGCCATACAAATCTATCATTGATAGATTCAATGCGACATACAGGGATTATCAAAGCAAGTCACCATTCGTTAATCAACCACAGAGATAATTATGGCAACTACTCCAAAAAGTACAGATCCAATTGCTGAAAGTCCTAATGAAGTAAAGTCTGAGTTAAAGGACATATTACCTGATTACCATGACAAAAATGGCAATTTTGTGTTGCCCGTAACTAATACTTCAGCTATACCTTCTGTCGTTATGAAGTCCAACCCAACCTATCAGCCAACCAGTACTGGGCAGGATCTGCTAGGAGGTGTTGCAGGCGCCTACGTTGGATCTAAGTTTGTTCCACGCATGTCTAATGCTGTGGGTGACATAAAGGATGTTTATGGTCAGATGATGGCTGAAAAATACGGCATTGAGCCTAATTCACCTGGTGAGAAGTGGGCGAGGAAGGTGACTAACTACGTCAGACCTGGCGACTACAGCGTTAAGCAAGCGGCTGAGAGCTTTAACATGGCTAAACCACAAGGAAAGATTTCTGGTCGTCTTGCTGAGAGAACTGGGATGAACCCACCTGGCGTACAACAATCTGCGGCTGAGCGTCTTTTAGCCAAGTCAGCACCTGAAATAAGCGTCTTAGACAAGAGTAAAGCACTCTTTGGTGCTGTGATGTCCAACCCCTTTTTAAAAGGCACTCTAGGGGGCTTTGGAGCGGGTTTTGAGGGTGCTGACGCATATCAAAGGGCACAGCAAGGGGATTACCTCGGAGCGACACTTGCAGGCGCAGGAGCACTGGGTGGACTGGGGACTATGACTCCACTTGCGGTGACAGGTATTCCAGAGGCTATGGCTATTGGTTCACCCTTAGCTTTGATGGCTTTGGACAGAATGAGAGGTACAGGCGAAAAATAAGGGGGCAAGCCCCCTAAAAAAACATAAGGACGTCTCCTCCTTATGTACTTGCAGTTGCCAAACTCAAGTAAGTTTTCCCCCTCGGATCAATGTCTGAGGGGGTTTTTTTATTCCTCAGAATGCATCATAGCGTCTACCAGGTCATCAATAAATTTGAAGTCTTCACGGGTTCTGACCTCATATCCAAGATGAATCTCTGTGGCATAGTCTCGGATGACGCAGTAGCGCTTGGCGTTGAGTTCCCACTCCTTGAGGATGGTGAGCATAGAGGGTAGATCCTTCTCCTGCCACCCTTCCCCAAAGAGTTGATCAACGAATTCCTCGCAAGTCAAAGGTTGCCCCTTTTCTCGCGCAAAGCTTTAGCTACCTCGGGGTTAAGGGATTCAACGAACTCAATGCAAAACTCACGCTCTACTCTAGCTATTTCAAATGCGGCGCTCTTGATGATGGCATCAGCCAACTCGTAGATTTCCACATCTTCGCCTGCGTACAGACCGTCTTTGCTATCAAATTCGCATGACAGATATGCGCTCTTGATCTCTTCTTTAGTTAAATACGGATTGCTCATTTTAATATCTCCACTTTAGTTGCAAATCTTCCGTCGGTACAAAAAGAAATTCTTTGTTGGTCATAAGTAATCTTAACCAACTGCCCTTCTTCATTTGCTTTTTTAAGTATTTCAGCGTCAGGTCTGCTGACAACAATCCATATGTCTTCATTGGATACTGAGCCAACCCCGTTGCGTATAACGCCAAGAGATAAGTCCACATCTATGAAATCAGAACAAAGAATAGGCGTGTTAGTCATCACTCGCTTGACTTGACCAACTGCCTCCGTATCCCTTGCAGAATACCCACAGGCTGTCAAAGCCATAGCCATAATGCCAATTAAAAATAATTTCATTTTTTACCTTTCATTTGTGATAGTTTGGATGGTCTACCACGTTTAACAGCAGTTTTGCGAACATACTTACGCTTAGGTGGTTGTTCTTCCCGAGCTTCTGCTTGCTTTCTTATGATCTCCATTAGTGATATTCCAAAGTGTCTTTCAGCAGGACGATACTCCCATTCCTCTTTGAATTTTTCCATATCTTCTTTGAACTGAGTAGCCATGTGAAGTTGAGAGTCAGCTTGATCGCCAATGGTTTCAAGTAGACCTCTAACTTCTTTAAGAGGAAAAGATTCTAAATATTCAATTATTTTTCTAACCTCTTGTGCTTCAAGCATTATTTTAAATTTCATACGTTCTCCTTAATATTTAAACTTTGGCATACACACTACATCAACAATCATCTCGCTCATCTGTCCCGACCCGCCAAGGGATCGTTTTGCAATGATTGGGACGGCTCTCAGACCTGTGGACTCGCACTCGTGGGTGGCTTGAATTACTTCATTCCTACCCATCTGCTGAACCCTTTGGTCATAAACGATCTGTACAGCAGGCAGGTTAGCCATCTGGGTTGGTACGTTCATCGGTTGGGATTGGGGTGGCTGAGCACAGCCTGCAATTAATACTGGTATCCAAGTTAATCTTTTCATTTACATCACCTTATGGTTGTTTTTTACTTGCCAATACATCTTGAGGGCATCAAACATCTGCCAACCCCGCTCAAGATCCTCTTGCGTCCACTCCACAATCTTGACCAAGCCAGGACTCGTGACCGACACAAATACGTTCGCACAACGTGCCTTGGGTACTTGCAATCCAACTCGGTAGGCACTCAATTGAAGTAGGTGTTCATCGTACCCCTCCACCTTATCCCCGTCCCTGAACTCCTTGGTCTTGAAGTCAAGCACCACCCCGTCCCCGTCTTGGGTGTAGAGGTCGCACTTACCCCCAAAGCCCATGTGAGCAAAGGAGCGCTCGGTTAGCCAGTTCTTAGCCCCAAATAAGGCGTCTACGGCTTTAGAAACACCCATCTGGTAGTCTAGGAACTCCGCAAGCATAATGCCCTCGTAGAAGCTCTCTAGCGCCCCGTGGATGGTTGTACCGCGCTCAGCCGCCCTTCTGGCGTGTTCCTTGGAGTCATGCTTAACCCTCTCGATGTAGGATTCCTCGGACTCTTCTGGAGCGCGGGGTAGCGTCATGCAGGCAAGCATCATTTGATTGAGCTTCCAAGCCTCCAAACCAGGCTTAGCGGCGGCATTTAAGATGGTGGTAACCGAAGGTACCAGGTTCATCGTTCGTGCGTCCCTGAGCGTGGTATTGCGCTGTGTGCCGTTCTTAGCGGTCACGGTGTACTGTGGTTTGCCTTCCTGGGTATACCAGTGCTGAGACTCACTTGCTCTTGCGATTACTGTTGTCATTGTTTTCCTTAAAATGGTATTTCAGATTGATCATCTTTTAGGTCGGTTTCCATATCATCAAACCCAGTGGACATTCTCGCCTTCCACTCAGGACTGCTCTCAATCTTAAACTTGATGTTCTTACCAAACGTCTCAAAGAGCTTCATGTCTGGCTCAGCAATGTTAAAGATGTCCAACTTGTTGTGACCTTCTGGCAGACCTGAGCCTTTGACGACTTGGGGTACGGGCGCTAGGGAGGCTACGTTTGAGTAGACTTTGTCGCCTACAGGCTTTTGGATGACGTTGACCATGCACCAGTGACCGAGGACGTTTTTCAGGTCAAAGCGGTTGAGTTCCTCCTGGGTGAAGGCTCTACCCCTCCAAGACTGTAAATCAGCCCTCAGAGCGGCTTTATCGTTCAAGGATAGGGTGTAGGTCTTGAATATCGCCATCGGCTCACCCTTGTCGGTTGTGACGCTCTCATCGCCGTGGATTTCCCAACAGATCATGACCTTGTGTGAGAAGTTGGCTTTACCCTCAAACTCTGACTTTTGAGTGCCAAGGTCTACGATACGGTAGCAACGGGCAAGGTGGAGTCCTGATGGTACGTTTTTGAATGTTGATGATTGGCTGTTACTGCTTGCAAATAGGCTCATTTGTTTCTTCCATTAATTTGTTGTAAATAATTTTCTGTTTAGGTGTCAGTTGCTTGTACTCTTCGATCATTACGTGTAGTTCATATTCATCCATTTCTTGTTTGTTACGTTTAAAGTCTTCCCACTCTTCCATCATTCTGTCATTCATTTAATCACCTCCGCTGATTTAAGCTTGCCTGTTTCTCCATCAAACGTAAGTTTAAGGTTTGCTTTATTAAACGGCCTCTCTTTTAAATCAATTACACACAAGTTAAAGTGAAAATTTATATACTGCAAATAATCAGGCTTAGGTTCTGGTTTTATTCTGTATTCGTGATTTTCAGCCCACAAAGGCTCTCCCATATCTTCCCATTGTCCATGTCTGTCTTTCCATTGAATCGGAGCACCATTTGCCCAAGCAATTATTAAGTCTGCGTGTTTGTGTTTCATGCCAACCTCAACACTTGAAGGGCTGTATTTTCGTTAACGCCGCAGGTGGTGTAATTGCCTTTGCCCCAGTACTTATGAAATAACGAACATGCAACTGACTGAATGGTTTCAAAATCAAAATTTGCAATTGGTATTTCTAAATAATCTCCAACATCTAGCTCTCTTAAATATTCTTTAACGTGTTTTGTTATTGAACCGTGAGGATATCTGCGCTCAGTCTTTTTCTCAGCAATCTCAAGTGTTCCGTGTTTGTTACCGTCAGTATCAATAATTGCATAACTGCATTTAATTGCGTTAAGTAAACGTATAGCATTATTTAATGTCTTTAATTCAATTTCTTTCATGTTTGATTCCTTAAATAGTGGGAGTTGCATTTATTCACCAGTGACGGCAAAGTACGACAATACGACTGACATAATCACAGAAATAAATACTGAGTATGTGAACCAGTCAATTAGTGTCCAAAAGTCTGCGGGTTGTCTGATGCCAAGCAGTGCTCGTTGGATCAGTTCGTCGTCCTCTGTCATGTTGTTGCGTAGAGGAGGTTCGTAGTAGCATCCGATCTGAATGCCTGATTTTGTTGTTGTGTAAACTTTCATTTGATTCCTTTTTTAAAACCCGCTATGCGGTAAACGAATAGTATCATAGTTTTTAACCTCAAGTTAATGTGTTGTATATTTAACACAAAGTTAATGTATAATCACAATAAGACACAGGAGAACACAATGCAACACAAAGAACCAGAACTCAGCCCACTCGCCCGTCAACTACTTGGTAGCTCAGGGGCTATGAAGTTATTCACCCAGACTGAATTTGATGATGCTTTGACAGTTGCCAAGGCTGAGATCATGGCTATAGCTATTGAGACGACTAGGAAGGCTATAGCGATTGAGAGGGAAGCTTGCGCTGATTTAGCGATGGAATGGAGCCAAGAGGAATTGTCTCAAGCAATCAGGAACAGGATGAAGAGAAATGATTAAAGATACAGCGGTACAAATACTTTTGGAACACTTTAGTGAGGGCATGGTACGCACTATTGTTGATGCTATTGCTGAAGATGAACGTGAGGAATGTGCAAAGTTGTGTGATGAATCTGAGTATCCTGATGGAATTGATTTAGCTTATTTAATTCGTGCAAGGGGAGATAGCAAATGATTACGCAAGAAAAACTTAAAGAGTTGGTTGATTATGTTAATGGAAAGCTAATTGCAAAAACCAATAGCAAATGCAGAAAAGTTGGCGACGAATTGAGTTCATTAACTGACAAGGGTTATCTTAAATCTAGTGTTTGCGGAAAATCTTATCGTGTACATCGTTTAGTTTTTTTGTATCACCACGGATATATGCCAACTCAAGTTGATCATATTGACGGCAACAGAATGAACAACAGGATTGAAAATTTAAGAGAAGCAACTTCATCTCAAAATAATCAAAACAGAAAAGCAACAAGTTCAAGCGGCATTAAAGGTGTTATTTGGCATAAGCAATCAAAGAAATGGGTTGCGTCAATTTGTGTAAATAGAAAAAGCGTTCACCTTGGTTCATTTTTATCAATTGAAGAAGCCGCATTAGTTGCAAATAAAGCTAGGCAGTCAGCACATGGTGAGTTTTACAGGGGACAAGAATGAAATACAAAGACATTAAAGATTTTGGTCAAAGGTGTGAAGAGCACCCAGACCATCAGTCCGGCATGATTACAAACCAAATGATTGTTGATAGGTTATGCGAAGAGATTGATGAGTTGCGGAAGTATATTGAGGAACACTTGGAAGATAAAAAATGATTAAATTAACCTACGAACACATTTGTGATGGATGCAAGAAAACGCTTGATACAGAAGTGTATGAGTGCAGTGATTATCCAGGAATGGAATTTCCAAAAACACACAGAATGTTTTCCTTTCATTGGCGAGGATTGAATGCCCAACTTTGCAAAGAATGTGCAAAGCCTTTGTATGAAGCACAAGAGCAAACTATGAAAATAATTATTGCTAACAGAGGATAATAATGACTAAAGAAGAAATAAACAATCAAGGCGATATTTACACAGTATCTGTTCATCCTAAGCCAGTTGGATATTGGTGTTTGTATGAACGCATGCCAAGAGTTCAATTTGCAATGTATCAAAAACCTACTGACGAACAAATAAAAAATACAACTGAATTGTTGGGTTGGATTTGGGAGGATGCAAAATGACTAAAGAAGAAATAATCTTTACTGACTACTCTGTCGAAACCATTTGTATGTATATCTACAACGCCATCTTGGTAATCACAATAGGTCTGTGCATGTACTACATATCTCCTTGGTGTTGCTTTATGTGCATGTTTGGAGCTACGAGGGATAAGGAGAACAAGAATGAAATATAAAAAAATAAAAGATCGCATTCAGCAGATGGACTTGATTGAAAAATACGGGTCAAGGATAGATTTGATTGCAGGGAATGGCGAGTTGTACAACAAGTTTGACCAAAGGAATTACGAAGCCACGCCACTGTCAGCCTACTGTACGGTAATCAGTGACTGGGATTTTGATAGGATGTTGGACGAGGTAGTACAGTTCACTTTTGAAGAAACAATAAGAATGATAAAGAGGCAGGTAAATGGGATTGAATGAATACTTTAAAGACGAGCCAAAAGGCGCTATAGTGGAGATGGCTGAATACCTAGGGGTAACTGCCACCTGGTTATCTTTGCTCATCCACGGGCACCGTAAACCCTCTCCTACGCTATCTATCAAGATAGAAGAGGCTACACAAGGATTGGTGAAAAGGGAGGACTTGCGGCCTGATATTTTTATGGTATGATTTACACATCTGGAGTCGCTAACCAGATGTGAAATGGTCAAGAAATCAAGAATACCTCTCAGTTTACTGTGTGGTCTTGCAAAACAGCAATCGAAGACTTTTGTCCATTTCAAACGTTTACTGTTGCTCTTTAGCCAGAGCCAAGACCACAGAGTGAATTGGGAGGTTTTTTTTATGCCAGTATTTTTACCTGCTATTTATGAAACATCAGCTTATGGCGAGGATGGATTTATTTATATTAATCAGTTTGATAATCAAGGATATGCACAATCTATAAGATTGACTATTGAGCAATTTAATGAGATTTTTTCGCAATCTGAACAACTTGATTATGAAGCACGTCATTTAAAAGGTGATTCAGATGCCGAATAGACTTATCCGAGATGAGATGTTGGAGTCGGAGTCTATTCTTAGTCTTCCAGTTGAGGCGCGTTGGTTTTACGTAACAATTCTTTTGTCGGCTGATGACATTGGATTATTTGAAGCCACAAGTTTTAAGTTGGCAAGACGGGCAGACATCCGACGTGAGTCTGGAGAATCAATGCTTCAAATGTTAGCAGATGCTGACTTAGTCAGGCTTTATGAGGTTAATGGCAAGCGTTATGGATTTATTCCAAGATTTCGTCAGCGCCTACAAATAAAGAGATCAAAGTATCCTGCACCACCCAAATCATTAATTTTAGATGATATAGACGCTATTAATAAAATCAATGACTTAGCTAACAAAACAACGGATGTACAACCGTTATCCACGGATGTAAAGCAGAAGATTACTGTTATACAACAGTCTGAACCCGAACCTGAACCAGAAGTTGAAAAGAAAGAGAAGAGTACGCCTCGTGGGACTCGGCTATCTCCTGATGCTACGCTTTCAGAAGAGTACAGAAAATTTTGTAATGAAAGAAGACCTGATCTAAATCCTGATGACGTATTTGAAACTTTTAAAAATCATTGGATTTCAAAGTCTGGAAGAGATGCTATCAAACTGAACTGGTACGCCACTTGGCAAAACTGGATAAAAAATGAAAGAGCACCAAAAGTTCCTTTTGTAAAAAAACCAAACTTCTCGGAGGGCATATGAAAGGACACCAACATCTGATCGACATGCGTAAGCGCGGCATCCATCCATCCCTAGCGTTTATCTACGACGAACCCTACCTACCCAACTGGGTTGAGGAGGAGCACTCACCTGAGATCACAATCTATGACGAGAAAGCCATAGATCGCCTCGACCTGCGGTTTTTGAAGGGGATGTATGTCTTTGCCTATCCCAAGACCAAAGAACGCGCTGTAGCCCTGTTTGAAGCCTTGCTGAAGGCTCAATGCGACTTCATGACCGTTACATGGCAAGGTGAGATACGACAAAAGCATTACTGGTCACGAATGTATGACGCCAGGACTGGCTACGACGAGACGGAGGTCGCAAATGAACTTAATTCCTGATGACGTAGATTTTGAGGCTTACCTCCAAGCCACCGAGATGCAGGCAAAGATTCACCCTGCCAAATCCTACATCCAAGATCTGATCGCCGACCTTGAGGAGCACAAAGACGGAAAGAAAGTCACCCTACCCTGGGCAAAGACCGAGCCGTTCTTTCACTTCAGGGATGGCGAGGTAACCGTTTGGGCGGGTCAGAACGGACACGGCAAGTCAATGGTGACCTCCCAGGTGGCGCTTAGCCTGATCCAACAACAGCAGAAGGTCTGTATCGCAAGCTTTGAGATGAAGCCTGTGACGACCATGAAGCGCATGGCTAGGCAGTTTATAGGCATGAATCCAACGTCCAAGGAGTTCATGAACCCTGAAGGATTGGAGGCTCTCAAACAGCTTTACAACGAGTTTGGCGTGTGGCTAGACCAAGGTATGTGGTTCTATGACCAACAAGGCTCGGTGAAACCTGACACGGTTCTGGGCATGATCAAGTACTGCTTTGAGGAGTTGAAGATCAAGCATGTATTCGTAGACTCGCTGATGAAGTGCGTGATGGGGGAGGATGACTACAACGGTCAGAAGTACTTTATCGACAGGTGCTGTGGAATGGCTAGAGACTACGCAGGTCATATCCACGTCGTCCACCACCTGCGAAAGCCCAAGGATGAGTACGAGTTGCCTGACAAACACGACAACAAGGGTTCAGGCTCAATTACTGACCAACCTGACAACATCATGCTCGTGTGGCGCAATAAAAAGAAAGAGGACGATCTGAAATCTAAGGGGATACTCAGCGCCGCACAGTCTGACCCTGACGCCATGATCCTATGTCGCAAGCAAAGGAACGGGGAGGATGAGCCGACGTTTAACCTCTGGTATCACAAAGACTCTCAGCAGTACGTTGAGGAGCAGGGTAAAGAACCAATGAGATTTAGGACAGCATTTTGAAAGTAGAACTACCTTTCCCCCCGTCTGAGCTATTCCCAAACCGTATGAAGGGTAGAGCTTGGGCGTCGCTGTACAAGATCAAGGGAGAGTGCCGAGAGACAGGATTTTATTTAACTAAGCAGGCTAAAGGCGATTGGACGTGGAATCGTGGTAGCATTAAGCTCAAGTTAATGTATGTAATGCCAGACAAAAGATTGAGAGATATTGATAATTGCTTAGCCGCAAGTAAATCATTGCTTGATGGATTAGCTGATGCGTTACAGGTTAATGATCGTTTCTTTAAGCCCATAGAACTGAACTGGGAGTACGGAGACAAACCAGGAAAAATAATTGTGGAGATAGAACAAGATGATCAGTAAGTACACGGCGGGTAGCAAGATTCACCAGGCACTGGAGCGCATAAGAAAATCCAGCATTTCGTCCCAGGAGCTAAGAAAAGAAATCAACTATACCGAATCAATACTCAGGCTAGAAGAGTTTATTGTCACTCCGCTGATCTCTGACGGGTTTGTAATCAGAACCAATGGACACAGTTTTTTTCCTTTGCTGACCATCACGCCAAAGGGTGAGGAGAAGTATTTATCAATGGGATTAGCCAAGCGCCGTGTAGCTAAGGTTGATCGAGTTGATAGGTTTGTGGGTACGTATGACGGGAAAGAGCTTAAAGCGTTTACTGGACGACCAGGCGCAATGGATCACATGAAGTGCCCAAGCCTGATGGCTGAAGGACTGGTGTATAGGAGATTAAGATGACTATAAAAAAAAGTGAATGGCAAGAATTTAAATTAAAACATGAACATTTAAATTTAAATTATAAAAAAATTCAAAAAAAATCTCAACAAACATTTAGTGAAACAGAATTAATAGTTGAAAATTGTAGAGAAAGAGGAATTGACTATAAAGAAATTGCATATATTTTAAATTTTTCTTTATGGAAAGTTAAGGATATAGATAAAAGAGTGCAACGTAAAAGACAATGGTTTATGCGATATTTAGAAATGAATAGATATTTAAAAGAGCCAGTAATTGTTAATTTAAATTTGATTTAAGAGAACAATAAATGAAAAATCCACCATCAAAGAATTTGTGTTTGCATATGGCACAGTATTACGGAAATATGAGAAATCAACTTGCAAATAAATATTGTTTGGAATGGTTAGTGTGTTGGGCGTTTTACGAGGATTATTTTGATGAATAAAAAAGAACGCTATGCTTTTGGATATATAAGTCCAGAATTAATCTTTGGAAAACCTGAAGACAATAAATATGTATCAACAAACAAAACATTTGTTCCAAAATATAGTTTTTTATATGACACAATAATTGCTGTTATATGTATATTTGGCGTTATTTTTACTTTTATTGAACTCTGTAATCATTTTGCGCCATCTGAAGAACAAATTGCTGAAATGCACAAGATGCAAGTCGTTCAAGAGTTCGATGGATGCAAGGTATATCGTTTTTATGATGGCAACTACCACTACGTAACCAGATGCGGATCAAAGGTCACAACCCAAAAGAGTTGGGATGAGTACTGTGGCAGAGCCTGCACACGTCATAGAAAAGAAGAGCTAACAACGGAGAACAATGAATGAAAAAGCCAAAAGAGATTGACCCGCAGGAAGCCGTTGACTTTTTGATTGAGCAGAGCAAGCCCTACGCTAAAGCCAAGTCAGAGCGGATATACATGGAGGAGTTCCGTAAGACCCTTAAGGCTCAACTGATGATTGAGGCTGAGCGTATGGGGCACAAGACAGCCGTCACGCAAGAGAGGGAGGCATACAGCAGTCCTGAATACGAAGCCCATTTGCAGGCGCTTAAAGAGGCTGTAGAGAACGAGGAACGGCTGAGGTGGATGATGATAGCGGCGCAGGAACGGATCGCCGTGTGGAGAAGCCAAGAGAGTAGCAATAGGATGTTAGACAAGGTAACCCTATGAACAGCAAGCTAACCAAGGCTGAGCGTGATTACCTGGGAATGATCAAGACTCTTCCCTGCGTAGTGTGTGAGCAGGCAGGACCCAGTGACGCCCACCACATCAAGCAAGGGCAGACATACACGTGTATTCCACTGTGCAAGGACTGCCACCAGGGTAGTCACAACGGCATTCACGGTCGTCAGCACATGTGGAAGGTTAAAAAGATGGATGAATTGTTGGCGCTAAACAACACGATTTCCAATTTAATGCAAGTATTTTTAAGAAATTAGGGTTTGTCCTAACATTTATTTTGTGTTTGGACGGTTTGAGCATTAACTTTAAGTTAAGATACGCGTATCGGTTACCGATATTTAACTTTAAAAGGAAAACGAAATGACAAACGCAAACATCCCACTCTCCTCAGTAGACACACTCGGCGAATTACTCGCACGTATTGCAGAGCTAACAGCTAAGGCTGACGCAATCAAAGACCAGATCAAAGACAGCGCATCACTCGGCGGCGCAAAGGTTATTGAGGGCGACGTCTTCAAAGCTACCTACATCGAATCCAATAAAAAGACAGTTGACTACAAAGCATTGTTGGCTGAGTTGCAAGTATCTGACGAGTTGGTTGCCAAGCACACCAGAGTCAGCGCAGTATTCTCAGTCAAGGTTACATCACGCTAAACCAAAGCCCCTTCGGGGGCATTAAGGAGATCCAAATGACTACAAAAAACACAATTGACCTTGAGGCTATGGTTGACAAGGCTCAAACACAAGAAGAGATTAAAGAAGCGATGGCTGAAATTGATCGCCAACTAGATCCACTTCAGCAGTGGAGGCAGGGTTACGACCAAGGCATGAAGACTGCGGTTGCATCTATCAACGAGATGACTGG